ACTTTTGGTGGCTTCTGTAAGTTTTCTTCTATATACGGCGCGTCTTTATCCAGTCCCTCTTGGATGTGTGGATCTGTTATTTTGCGGCGGTCATACCAGTCGTCCAAAAATGACTGCGCTGCGTTAATCTCTGGGCCTAAATTGCTCATTATAGACTTCACAAAGTCCGGATTCTCCCGCTCGTCTAAAATCGCATTGATCCGGTCCGCTTCGGCTTTCTGCTCCGGCGTAACACCTGAAACTTTATCGACCCCGATCCGCGAGATGATCGACCTCTTGAACGCAATATCATCTTCCGCGTAAGCCTTGCTCGCCGCGTCTTTGCCAAACTCTTTTTTGCGCCACTCCTGCTGCTCTTCGGAAAGCTCAAACTCAGGCGCGTATCCGGTCTCGTCCATCAAATGCATGGCCGCTTCAATCTTGAGAAGACCCTGCATCTTGTTCGGGTCAGCCATGTGACGGTTGAACGGATTGGCCACGATTACCCGAGGCTCTTTCACGTCGGTTCCGTTCAACCCACCGCCCCATGCCATACCGGCGACTTTTGGGTTCTTGCGGAAATAGTCCGTCAGTCCGAGTTCGTCGGCTGTCTTGACCGGATACCCGTATGAAGTTCCCAGCGGCATTATACCCAATCGTCGTTAGCTTCTTCGCGTGTTTCGGTCTCGTCCTCTTGGAACATGGTGTCTTCCTTGGACAACACCTCGGTCACCGCATCGACGGCCTGAAGCCAATCCGGTGCGGTCAGCGAAATCATCCGCAGCGGTGGCGCATTCTTGCGAAGCTCTTCAACTGTGACGCGATACGACATTGTTATGCTGTTATGATACCGCTTCAAAAAGACTGGAGCAACTGACCCGACCGCCGCGGGGCATACTTGGTCGTCATCGTCGACTTCCAACTGCTCATGCCGCGGCGACTCCCACCAGTCTCTTGCGGAGGACGCAGCCCGAACCTTTCGCGGACAACATCGAGCATGACGAAGGCCGCGTCGGCTACGTCGGGCGACCGGCCGATCCTGGCCTTCATGTCGGTCTTACTCTCGACGACGACCTTCATCGATCCGGATTTGCGCGTGTCGTAGTTCCGGCTGGTCATCTCCCGAGCAAGATCCGGCCCGATCCCCCGCAACTGACCATTCTGGAGAAACTCCTTCGCACCGAACCAAAGCTCGGTCACGCGGTTCACATACTTATCTTGGGCTGCGGTCGCATCGTAAGCCGAGAGCGAGCGCCCAGAGGGAGCCCCGCCGAAGTGAACCCGGAGAAACTCGTTCGACCCGCAGACCGTAGCCATCGCATCGCAGAACGGCACACCGCCACCCGTCACGTCGACCCCGATGTTGCGCCACGGCACCCCAGCCTTGACCACGATGTCTTTGATTTTCTTGGCGATCTGGAAGGTGCGCGGCTCGGGGTTGCTCGCCTCTTCGTCGAGGTAGTGGAATTCGTCGAAGGAAACCTGATCGACCCCATCTTTGTTCTGGCCAAACGAGCCTAAATAAATGACACACCTATCCCCGCCGCTCACGAACGAGGGGTCGATGCCGACAATACGTTCGGCGCGGCCCCTCCAGATCGGCTTCTGATCGGCTTGGAAGCGGATGATCTCGGCCTCGCTGTAGATGGCTTTGCTGACCGCCTGCGGTGGCCAGAACCCCCGATAGTCACGCCAGAAGATCGGGTTGTCCTCACCGAGTCGTTCACGGGCCTCGTCGATCTTCTCCCATTTCTGGATCGGCCACTTGTTCTCGCCGGCCAAGTAGTTCGGATTCTTGAGGGCATCGAGGTGCAGACAAACCCCACCCAGCTTGGTCTCCCACTTCTCATCGTTGACCGTGATGCTCCCCCACCCGTTCGTCGGCTCGACGAAGCGGCCGAAGGGATCGTAATAGCTGACAGGGTTTGCCGCGGCACAAATGTGGAGAAACGGGTTGTTCGAAAGGTTCGACATCGCCGTGTCGAGGAAGGCATGACCCAACTCACTCAACTCGTCGGCCGCGACGATGACCCGAGGAGCCTTCATGCCTCGCATCTTACCCGTCACCTCGGATGTCTTCTTGGCCTCGGCCGGAATCAAGTAAACCCCCGACTGCTCCAGCCGCTCGCCGTTCCGGATCGTGTAGATGGCCGGAGTCGGAGTGTCTGCCAGTTTTCCGGGCGCGACATGCTTGATGCACGGCCAATACCTCTGGATTGCACCCCAGACCCGTTTCTTCGCATCACGGATGCTCGTGCTCGTGACCAACGAAAGCGTGTGGAACGGCGCAGCCAGCCAATTCAGCAAAGCCCAGATCGCCATGAATTCCGACTTGCCGGACGAACCGCAGCCTGCGAAACCGACAAACTTGCTATGACAGCACTCGTAAAGCATATCGTCCGCCCACGGATGCCAGATAAAGTTCTCCGTCTTCTTGTGGAAGAACATCTGGGCCGCGTTTTTGAAGTGGGCTTCCTTGGCAAGCATCTCTCCCACCCGCTCTTTTTGACGGAAGCAGTAAAGCTCGACCGCCCAATCGGCGGTGTCCTTTTGCCACCAAAACCCGTAACGCGGAAAGTATCCCGCGGGCTGCGGTTCGCCGGGCTTAATGAGACTGCAAACACTCATCGCCACTCAAAATGGGCTGAAAAGCCCGCCCCAATCTGCTCCAAAATAAACCCCAGCCACTATCCCTCTGTAAAAGAACCTTTTACGGAAGTGGCACTCTGCTTCGAATCCTGTCGCCCCGACTTTTTTCATTTGTCGTAAGTCACTCGATTTACTCTGTTAGACAAAAAGTTACGCAATCCTGACATCATATAATGTTATGTGGTTATGTATGATTTTGAACGATTGGAGCAGATTTTTGTCCCAAAATAGACATGAAGAACCACGAAATCCCTGAGCTTATTGAGACAAAAAACGGCCCAGCCAAAGTGCGTTTTGGCGGAGCGGAGGTGGAGATCCGAACGGAACAAAACGGACGATACCTTCGACACGTATTGCACTGGCACGTCGGCACGCAAAAATTTCGCCGCAATATCTCCGATCGAAACGAAGCGATCGAAGAAGCAAAGCGCATTGTGCACGACCTCGCCCGCGCCGAGGGAACCAGAACATCCGTTCATTCAGGGGATATTGTATTCCTTAATGAGTGTTTGCGCAAAGTGGGCGGCAAAAGCCACATGCTCTCGGCGATCGAACTTTACCTACGCACGCACGCAATCGGCGGGCCGCGCAAGACGATCGGAGATTTGTGCGACGAGTTGGAGAAGGAAACGGAGCTACGGAAACTCAACGAAGAGGTCTCCCACGAGCACCTCAAAAACATCAAATACGAAAACGGTGTGCTCAAGAAATGGTTTGGGTCGATGACGCTCCAGCAGATAACCGGCGAACTGCTGAAGACAAAACTCCTCGAGAGCGACTACAGCCCAGTGACAAAAAGAAACCTCATCGACGCGATCAAAGCCCGGGAGTTTTTTGCCAAAAGAAAGCGGTATGTGCCGCGGAACTTTGACTCGCCTTTCGAGGATGTGCCGCTGCCGAAAATCCGGCCCAAGAAGCACCCAGTCTTCACTCCCGAGGAGCTTACCCGGCTGTTCATCGTGCTTCGACCAAGCCAGTTGCTCTATGTGGCCACCGTTTGTTTTGGGGGTGGACGCTGCGCCGAAGGATGGAAACTGAAGTATTCCGACTTTCTCGACGAAGAGAACATTGTCTGTATCGATGCCGACGTGGCCAAAAATCCCTCACGGCGGACCATCGACCAAACCCCAAACCTCCAGGCATGGAAGGCGATAGCCCCCAAAAAAGGTCCGGACGCCCCGCTAATCTCAAAGCACGAGGCGAAAAAAGTTTACTCAGACAAAGCGCGGCTGCGGGAAGTCGGGGTTGTTTGGAAGAAAAATGCCCTCCGACACTCCTTCATCAGCTACCACTTGGCCCGTCACAGGGATATCTGGCTCACAAGGGAACTGGCGGGAAATTCTCCGGGTATCATCCAATCCAACTACAAAGCCCTCGTAACCCCCTCGGCGGCAGAGGCATGGTTTAATATCACACCGATATCAGTGCGGGCTTATGCGAAAGAAAAAGGCTTGTCTCATTTAATAAAATGGTGAACAACCACACACGCCCGATGTCTAAAGTTATCGAAGAAAGGAAAACCCAAAAACCCATGAGCACCACAAAACACGGTCGTCTGAAACCAGGCACCGAGCGTGTTAGCTATGTCGAAAGTAAAGGAACCTCCGCTGCCCTGCGCCTTTTGGCCGCAGCCAAGCAGACCAACGTGAGTTCCCTGATTCGTGAAGCTACCGCTCAATACCTGGCCAAAGAAGACCCAGATAAAACGCTGTCTCGCGTTGCCGAGGAGTTGGCTGTCTATAAGGCCGACACCAAGGAAGAACGCGCTTCGGACAGCCTCGATCCACAAATGCAAAAAACCATTGCTGCCCTGCTCCGGAAACACCGGAACGGGTGACGCGGTGCCGCGGGGTTCAATCCCCGCGGCTTCTTTTTCACTACGCCGTAATAACCATAACAACACCCGAAGTAATAGAAACGCCCATAAATGATGACAATAAACCTCACCAGTAACCAAAAATCCGAACTCGACGAAGCGGCTCACTACTGCTCCTTAACGCCGGAAAAACTTGCCTCTCTATTTGTCGAAGACGGATTGCGGCTGTATCGTGACAGCCGTGACGAATTCAGAAACACCCTCCCTGACGGAGAAGATCAATAACCTCCGCAATCCGAAGTTGATCCGCTCATTCGCCAGCGACCCCGAGCTTGAAGACCGCCTCAAAAAGGAGTCCGAAAGCTCGGGGCGCTCAATGAGCGCGGTCATTCGCACTGCATTGCGTAAATTCTTCGGGTTGTAGTAATAACAACATAATGACTAGCATGACGATCGAGTGCGCCTCGTTTCGGGCGATCCCGATTTCCGAGGGTCGGGTCCGACTGGAAATCACCGAACCGGCGGCTCCACGCAAAGAAGTCTACGGCGCGGGAGAAGCGGTTGCCCGGTTAAGCGAACTCTTCGGGAAACCGATGGGCCGAAACTGCCTTACCTACTGGCGCAAACAGGGACTCCCCTGCATCCGCCTGGGCGAAAAGAAAATCGTCTACTCGGACGATGAACTCGTGAAGTGGGCGCAGGGCCGGATGACTTCTTGCATCCCGTGAACTCCAGGCAAAAAGGCAAACGTGTCGAGCGCCTCTGGCGCGATCAACTCCGCGAGGCGGGGTTCTTGAAGGCTTTCCGCGGTCAGCAGTATTGCGGTGCCGCTGGGGACGCCGACGTTGTCTGCCCAGAATTACCGACGATCCACTTCGAGGTGAAGGGGGTGCAAAACCTGAACGTCCTCGCTGCGATGAAGCAAGCGATCGCCGACAGTGCAAAAAGTGGCCGGACGCCAACAGTCGCCCACAAGAAAAACGGCGAGCCGTGGTTGGTCACGATGCTCGCCGCTGATTGGTTGCGTCTAGTGAAAGACTCGGATTGGGTCAGTCCAGCAGACTCCCCAGCAATTCCTGATTCTGTGCCTCCCGGCGTTCAGCCCGCCGTTCTCTATTCACACGGATTCGTTCCATCACCTCGCCTGACCGATCAGACGAGTAGTAATACCGATTGCCCTGTTTCTGGACATACGTGATCCCGTTCGGAGTATTCAGGTCGATCACGTAAAAGTTCCCGTCGCCAGCTAATGCGGTTCCCGTAAGGAGACCCGCTACGATTAGTGAGTTAATAATTTTCATCATAAGGTATGACTCAGCACATGCCCACAGCGTTCAAACTCTTCCCATACCAAGAGAAGGCGGTAGCCGAACACCTCCGGATTCTGGACTCGGTCGGGGCGTCACTCGACGGGACCGGGTGCGGTGGCGGAAAGACCGTCATCGCCAGTGCTGTCGCTGCTCGATATGCGCTCAAGGTTGGTATCATCGCCCCGAAGTCGGTCTTGGCGAAATGGGGTAATACCCTCACAGCATTCGGGGTCAAACCGCTCTTTGTCCTCAACCCCGAGAAGCTGCGGATGGGAAATACCCCGTGGCTCAAGAAAGTT